GGAAATCGAATGAGTAGATTACTAGAAAATATAATTAAAAACGTTATTAATGAACTAGCCGGTAAGCTGGATTTAAAATGGCGAGCATTAACTGATAAAGATCGTACGTTTATTAAACAAGACGTGGTATCGTTATTAGGCGTTAAATCTACAGAACAGGATGATTTTAATAAATTAGGCGGATTAGTATTAACAGCTACTAGAAGATTCGGCCGAATGGAAACCCCGGGATCGGAAACGAAAAGCTATTCATATACTCCTAGCGAGATTAAAAATGATATCCGAACTATGTTAAATTCGTTGACATCATCTTTTACGCCGATGAAAAAAGCTGGTTATGTATGGTTAGTTACAACAGATTTAAATCCAGTATTACCAGATGCGAAAGCTAAAGCTGAGAAAATCATTACTAGATATGAATTTTTATGTGTATATGTATCTCAATCTGCATTGATGAAAAATATTGATCCAACTACTACTGGTTATTTATATTCATTAGATGATGGTGCTTTGATATTTGATTGGAATAACATTAATGCATCGCAATGGAAAAAAACTGGTAAAGGAAGTGCTGACCCTGTTACTTCTATAATGCATGCTCCATATACTTTAGCAAAATTTGGAGAAAAAACTAATGTAGTTAAACAATTATACATATATTTTGATTTAGATCTTAATAAAGAATTAGGATTTATTACGCCGGATGATTCAGTGTTTAATTGCGAACTTAAATCAGTTATCGAATGGTATCAAAAAACAAATAAAATTCCAGTAACTGGAGCATGGGATGAACTAACAAGAAATGCATCAATGGCAATTAATACAGTACCATACCCGGTACCGTCTGATGCAGTTGCTGAAATACGAAGTGCTGCTCAGGCCTGTAAACTTGAAACAAACCCAAAACCTAGTGAGCCTATAAGCACCGAAACAATAATTGTTCCAGAGAGCGGATTTAAATATGGTGAAAAGCAAAATTTAGAATTTTATAAAGTTCAAAAATTAATGTTAGCACATTTTGAAAAAATATTATCTAATACAGATACTGCACTAAAATTAAAACAATTAGATATATACAAAACATATATAAAACTTAAAAAAGCATTAGAAAATCCAAAAAATCAAGGTAATTATCTAGGCTTAACATCAACTATGGTTACTTTTATAAAGAATGGATTTAACCTTGCTTTAAATAATGGTGTAGTAGATAATGAATTTGTCGATAAACTTAAAAAAGAATTGAATAAATAATATGAAAACAATTTTAATAGAACAAGATCAAGGATTTGATTTAGATGCGGCAATTTCTAAAGAACCTGATGCGGCGAAGATAAAAAATGTTGACGCAGTTAAGCCTGACGTTGTAAAACGTGATACGGGTAAGGTCGATGTTAAGAAGCCTGATGTTAAGAAACCTGAAGTTAAGAAACATGGCTCTAATATTGATATGATTTTGTCTCAAAAAGAGGGCATTGCGAAATTAATAATAAATGGCATACAATTTTATACACAATTTTTTACATATATATCAAAATTCGATATTGACGAAGAAGGTATACAACGTTTATTTTCTACAAAATTAGAAACAAAGCAACACGCACAGTATTGTGATTTAATCATGAGAATCGTAACTGCGTCAATATCGCCTAGTAAATTAGGTAAATCTATTATAGCTAATCCTAAAAAATACAACTATTTTTTATCTAGAAATTTTAGCTCAACGTCAGTTGACTATTTGCATAGTTTCTATGAAGGCGCGTTGTCTAATGGGTTTAATATAAAATCATTACGAGGAATATTTAATAATTCTGACTTTATAGATTATGTTTGGGAAGATATTCCTCAGAAAACAAAAAATTTGCTGATTACAAAAGGTATTATTAAATTTAAATCAGATGGAACATATACAGTTCCATTTTATACAATGACTGATGATTATATTATACAATTAGTTAATACAATATATGATAATCAAATTTACGGGAAACCAAAATCATATTTAAAATAACAAGTTACATGGCAAAGAATCATTATCACAGTTCAGGAAACTCTAAACGGGCAGCTGCACTTAAATACGGTTATAAATCTGGGTTAGAACATACAGTTGCTGATCAGATAAAAAGTTTCGAATATCCTTTGAATTATGAGACAGAAACATTAAATTATATAGTACCAGAACGTAAAGCAAAGTATACACCTGACTTTGTTTTCGCAAAAAAAGATGGCACTATAATGTACATAGAAACAAAAGGGCGATGGACTAGTATCGATCGCCTTAAAATGAAACATGTTTTAGCATCAAATCCTGGCATAGATATTCGCATGGTATTTCAAGCTCCTACACAAAAAATTTCAAAAGGTAGTAAAACTACATATGAAGCTTATGCTTTAAAACTAGGAATTAAACATGTAGCTAAAAAAGATATTCCTGCAGAATGGTTCGCGGAATGTTTGCGAGAAGGCGAAGAACCTAAGACAATTAAAACTTTTTTTAAATAAAGGTTGGATTTCTGAAAAATATTTATTATATTCATGAATAATTAATGAAATTTATTTTATTAATTGATTATTTGAAATTCATTTTAATGATTTTTAAATGATCGTTATGACAGTAATGAAATGTATGTTCATAACTAATATTATTAATTATATATTATTAAATTGGATAAGAACTAGAAATTCATTATATTAATAATAATGAAGAATCTTAAGTTATTACAGTTACTAGAATCAGTATTAGGTAAAGGTAAATCTACCTCAGGTGATAATATCGCTTTCTTTTCTCCATTCGTATCTCACTACAAGCCAAAATTAGAAATTAATATCAACACCAATCATAATGGCGAAAATACTTGGCATTGTTGGATTTCTGATAAAAAAGGCAGAAGCATTAGTTCTTTATTCAAACAATTAAATCTATCAAAAGAAAAGTTTGAACAACTAAGCCGAATAATTGAATCAACTAGATATCGCAATTCAGATGCTACTGTAGAAAAAACTACTATCTTATCATTGCCAGAAGAATATCGTCCACTTTGGATTAAAAAACAAACTCCTGATTATCGTAATGCAATTCATTATTTAACAACGCGCGGAGTAACTGTGTTTGATATTATTAAATATCGAATTGGATATTGCGAAGCAGGAGAATATGCCGGCAAGATAATTATTCCTAGTTATGATTCTGCAGGACAATTAAACTATTTTGTTAGTAGAGCATTTTATAAGAATGACAAACAAAAACATAAAAATCCTAAAATATCAAAAGACATTATTGGATTCGAAATGTTTATCAATTGGGCACAACCAATAATACTTTGCGAAGGTTCATTTGATGCAATCGCAATTAAACGCAATGCTATTCCATTATTTGGAAAAATTATACAGCCGGCATTGCAAAAGAAAATTATACAAGAACGAGTACGAGACATTTATATTTGCTTAGATGCAGATGCTTTGAAAAATGCTGTTCAAATTGCTGAGCGGTTTATGGGAGAAGGATTAAATGTTTATTTCGTTGAATTAAAAAATGAAGATGCCTCAGAATTAGGCTTTGAAAAAATTACAAATATATTAGCAGATACCGACGTTTTAACTTTCGAAGGATTGATGCATTTAAAAATGGGAATGTTATGGACATAAAAAAGATTGATGTCGGCATTGATAAAATTGATAAAATTTATCATATTTCAGATATACATATTCGTACTTTAAAACGACATAAAGAATATCGAGAAGTATTTAAAAATATGTTTGACTACATTGCACGTACTAGCACACCGAATAGTATTGCTGTAGTTACTGGCGATATCGTACACAGCAAATTAGATATGTCACCGGAGCTAGTTCAAATGCTTGTTGATTTCTTTAATGGATTTGAAATACCTACAATTGTTATTCTAGGTAACCATGACATGAACTTAAACAATATGCATCGCATCGATGCTGTAAGTCCGGTATTAGATGTTATTCAAAATTCAATGATTACATTTATTAAAGATAATGGATTGTTTGAGTTAGGTGGTATTGTTTGGAATCATATGGCTGTCGATGTTGCCCCAACAGAATACATTATGGCTAATGATTTTGATGCTACATATAAAATTGCATTACATCACGGAGCTGTTAATACAGCTAAAACTGATATCGGATATCAAATTTCAAACGAGCATGTAACTACAGAATTATTCAAAGGACACGATTTAACATTATTAGGCGATATTCATAAGCCAGCACAATTTTTAGATGATGCAAAAACTATTGCATACCCAGGTTCACTGATTCAACAAAATCACGGAGAAGCATTAGACCATGGAATTTTAGTGTGGGATGTTGAATCTAAAAGCGCTGATTTTGTTGAAATAGAAAATGATTACGGTTATGTTACACTTGAAGTGCAAGACACTAAATTAATTAGTTCTCCGCATCGTATGCCAAACAAACCACGTGTTAGAATTAAATTCAATGACACGAGTGCAGCTGATATGAAAAAATTAATTGCTACTATTCGTAAAAAATATGATGTTCAAGATATTACTATTCAACGTAGCAATACAAACCCTGATACAAATGCTACATCATCATTTACAATCGGCAATGTTCGAGATGTAGAATATCAAAACACATTGATTACAGATTATATTGCAATTAATCATCCACAAGCAACTCCAGAAGAAACTGATGCTATTCGACATATCAATCGCACAATCAATTCAAAACTTCCTGCAGTAGAATCAGTTCGTCATATGACTTGGCATCCAATTCAATTTGAATTTGAAAACATGTTTTCATATGGGGAAGGTAATATTATTAATTTTGAAAATTTGCAAGATGTGTGTGGATTATTTGCAGCAAACACATCAGGTAAATCATCATTGTTAGATGCAATTACATACACTATATTTGACAAATGTAGCAAGACAGGTAAAGCTCATGAAGTTTTAAATAATAAACGTACATCATTTAAAGGTAAATTTACATTTGAAATGAATGGCACGAATTATACAATTGAACGTACAGGTATCAAACAAAAAAACGGACATGTTAAAGTATTAGTTGACTTTTATACTGATACAGAAAATTTAAACGGCGAAGAGCGAAGTGATACAAATAAATCAATTCGTCGTTATCTAGGTACGTATGATGATTTTATTTTAACGGCATTTTCATTGCAAGCCGACAATAATAACTTTATTGAAAAGTCACAGCGTGAACGAAAAGATTTACTTTCGCAGTTTTTAGATATTACAGTGTTCGAACAATTATATCAACTTGCTTCAGACGAAATTAAAGAAACTGCAGGTAAATTAAAAGCATACAAGAAAACAGACTTTGATATCATTATCAATGATGCTGA